TAAAACCTCTTCATCTCTACCGTCATTAGCTACAGGGACTATAATAATTGCGACCTGCAATAAAACATTTACTGTTACAGAACAAAATAGAGCGACTGTATATGTATGGTTAAGTGATGTAGAACAACGTTCGTCAGAAACAGGACAAGAATATACAGCTATAAAAAGAGCATTATTTAGCAATACTCAACCTACAGGAGTATCCGAAGTCGCTACAATCGACTTAACATGGGCTGTAGGTATGGACGGGTATTCATTCTATCACACGTACGATTGGCGGGCTAATCTGGTATTACCGTCAAGTATAGGTTTATCAGACATAGCAAATGGGGCTGTAGGAACCCTAAAGATAGCCAACGGGGCAGTTACTTCAGAAAAGATAGCCGACGGGGCAGTTACTTCAGAAAAGATAGCCGACGAGACTATTTCAACACCGGATATTGCGAATAATGCGATAACTTCTGCTAAAATAGGGGACTATCAAGTGACAGAAAGAAATATTGGATTAAGTTCTATATCCACTGACGCATTACAAGATAATTCAGTGTCAAACGATAAGATTATAGATTACAGTATTGATTCTACCAAAATAGCTGCATTAGCTGTCACAGATGATAAACTTAATCTGACTCCTTATTTCTTAGGCGGATATGCAATATACGCAAATTCATCCCAATTAGAGAGAACTGATGACGCGATAAATAATACAACATTATTTGAAACACCAAATATTCCTAATAGCGGTACATTTGGAGGCTCAAATAATCCACAAATGACTATAAATTTTACTGGAGCAAAAATACAAACAGTAATAGTAAGCGCATATAATTTAAATGATAATAATGCCCAAATATTCCCTAAAGTTCAATATAATTATGGGGCTGGTACTGTTACAATTTTAGCAGATAGTATATCAAAACCTTATAATGTTATATTTAATGTGATTGTATTTTTAACGAAATAATATTATGGAGAATCAGGCGGGGGGATTTCAAGGTTTTTTAGGAAGTTTATTTGCAGTAGTAATAAGCTATATAGCACCTATATATGATTATGTTATAATTATCGCTTATATATTCTTGATAAACTTTATAATAGGATTGATAGAAGATATCATTGTAAAACATAAAACGTTTAAATGCAAAAAGTTTTATTTCTGCTTATGTGAGATGTTAGTGTTTTATCTATTAGTAGGGAGCGTTTATTTTATAGGTAATAAATTCCATAACAAAGCTATGGCATTACAATGTATCTCGGCTATTGTATCCATAGTTACCTATTTTTATTCATTAAACATATTGACAAACATAAAATCATTGTTGCCGAACAACAGGGCAATATCTTTTATTCATTATATAGTAAGTTTTGAGATAGTAAAGAAAATACCGTATTTTAAAGAGTTTGAAAGCCATGAAGCATCTGAATCAAATAGGGGAAAAGGGGCTTAACCTTATAAAGGAATTTGAGGGGTTAAGATTAGTTGCTTATAAGTGTCCTGCTGGAGTGTGGACAATAGGATATGGGCACACTTATAATGTCAAAGAAGGAGACATCATAACCGAGGCACAAGCGACTGAATTTCTAATGGAAGATATTTCTAATGCTGTTGATATAGTAGCAGGCTCTACAATGGACGTGGAATTAACTCAAAATCAATTTGACGCATTAGTTTCTTTTACTTATAACGTTGGCGTAAAGAACTTTTCTGATTCTACTCTTTTACGTAAAGTGAAATTGAATCCGAATGACCCTACTATTGCTAATGAGTTTAAAAAATGGATACATGCGGGGAAAGAGGTTCTTTCAGGGCTTGTAAGGAGAAGGAAGGCAGAATCTGAATTATATTTTAAGAAATGAGAAAATTTGGGGTGTTATTGGTTATTTCGCTCTTTCTGTCCTTTGCTTGTGGATATACCATAGGCAAACACGCCAATACGCCCCAAATAGAGACTCACACAGACACTTTTGTCATCACAAAGGTAGATACATTCATTGACACACTATTAATTCCAAAATACATCAAAATAAAGGAGACTGTTAGGGACACGTTGTATGTCCCTGAACTTTCTAAGCCGGCAGAAGTAGAAATACCGATATCAGAGTACTGTTTTAAAGATTCTACATATTCGATATGTATGTCAGGGTATCGTGTAGAGGCTAAAAAGATAGAAGTTTATTCACCGGTGAAGTATTTAACTGTAACGAAAACAGAGACGCATGTCAAAAAAGAAAAAAGCCGCTTCAGCTTAGGATTGCAAGCAGGATTTGGCTATGCTATAGCCTGCAACAAGTTTTCTCCGTATTTGGGATTTGGGGCACAATGGAATTTCTTAACATTTTAGTGTGTTGGTAGTATAGAGGATATATTCTCTTACTATTAAAAAAGGCTGGTTCTCTTTTGAGTTCCAGCCTTTAAAACATTATTTAATATGAAAAAAATTAGTGAGTACCTATTTTCACAAACGAGTACGGGCTACATATGAATAATAATAACACTATGCAAATATATAAAATATCCCCAAATTTCACAACTTGAGGATATAGATTGCCATTTTACTTTTCCGAAATGCTGTACTTTGTTGATATGTACAAATATAAAAAATCCCGTCTATTTTCACAAACAAACGGGGTAAAAATATGAATAATAATGTTTAACTAAAACTAAGTTTGTCGGACTGTATTAAAAAGAATAAGTATTTATCTCTTATTTTCCTTGTTATTTTAACCATTAAATCTGCCGTGGTATCGTCAAATTGGGCGAAGTTATCATTTATATAATCATATATCTTTTGCAATTCCGATATAGTATCCTTTATCATCATATCCAAAGAAGGGATAAATTTAATAGGCTCTATAAATGAAAATTTTAAATATTGCTCAAAATTATAAGGCGGTATCCCTCCAGTTACTACAGTGCTTTCCGCAATTTCATCTACAAAATCAATTAGTTTTTCGTTTATTTCGTCAAAATACGGATGATAAGTCATAAAGTCGTGCCCTACCATAGTCCAGTGACGGGCTTTAATATTCTCAGCGCATATTTTTAATGACGCTTGTATAATATTTAAAATTTCCTCTGTTTCCATAATGTTTATTTTTAGAATGGACAATCAGGCTCATTATTATTGGTTTGATATTGCGGTGTCTGTTGTTTATTTGTCTTTATTTCGACTCCTTTTCCGCAATATATTTTAGGCTGGTTTGCTAATCTCTCTTCCTGAGATTGATTTATGTAAACGGTAATATCACTCCCATAGGGGTCGGGTTGTTTGCGTTTACATGCACATATTTTGACTACATTAGCCTCATTCCCGTTTTTACGTAAAAAGTTTTTTATTTTATCAGCGGGAATTTGATTTAAGTCTATTTCTAATACTACCATTTCCATATAGCAAATATATTAAATTTTATAATTCAACGTATATTTCTTCTGATTTTTCTTCTTTATCAGAAGAATATAATTCTGCTAACTCTTTTAGATTATCTGGGCTTATAATAAATAAGCATCCTTGTTTGTTCTTTTCCTTTATTGCCACCAGAGGTATTTTTCCCTCTTTCTTGGCTTTTTTAGAAGTATCATCGAATAATCTCCATATTGAGAATGATTCCCTTAGTTTACATTCTATATAAATATCAGGGTGCATAGAGTCCGAGTGTGTATTATGTCCTGAATTGCTACCGGAAAGTGGAACTCTTTTAGTTCCAAAAAGAGCTGCTACTGCCGCCTCAAATCTTTGCCATGTTCTTTTGCTTGTTGCCATGTTATTTTATTTTGAATAAATCTACTCTGTCACATAGAAATACAGTATCATTTCCAATATGTGTATTATCTATGATTTTTTGATAATGTTCTTTATGTTTAGATATATATCTTTGTGGACAAGGAATCCACTTATAGCCTCTGTAGTTTTTGAAACAGTCCACTATTGCAGGTTGAGGTCTATTGTTGGAATCTATATGTTCCCATGAAGATTTTTTTATAAGTTGCCAAATAATATTATCGCAATGTTTAAAAATAGGGTATATCTGTTCACTAAATAGTCTCGACAAATTATAATCATCTATTATATTATTATTAAATGTATCGTCGTACACAAACCTAATATAGATTGTTTCTGTTTTTTTTGCAAATGCCAAAATAGATAAAAGGAAAACAGTCTGATTTGCCGGGGTAGTGTATTCTACCAGCCCGTGACAATTTAAAAACAGTTCTAATTCTTTATCATATCTTATTCTGAAGTCAAAGTATCTTACCCCATACTTAAATTGTTCTTTTATAGTCAATTTTTGGCATTTTGAAGTAAAGTTAATTAGTCTCATCCACCATTTGCGTGGTTTAAGGTATGTGTTTGCGTTGTGCGCTCCGAGTATCTTTTTCATTATTTTAAAGATTTAATATATTCTATTACTGCTGAACATCGAGGACAATTAACCTCTTTTATAGACCCGTAATATTCGTTTCCTATAGCTTCAAATCCTTCTAAATCTAAATGAGAATCAGGTATTGCATTCCCACACATTGTATATTCTCCTCCACGAGTTGATAGGTCAACTAAACAAATACATTCAAAAGGAATAAAACCTTCTCCCCCATATACCATTTTTTGTAATAATGCTTTATACTTTTTCATTTGCTTTTGTTTTTTAATATTACTTCATCTTCAAAAGGACAAAATTGGGATTTTTCCCAATATTCGTAGTATTTCCCTATTGGATGCTCTGGTTTATCAGAACTGACTACAGTTCCCTTTAAATAATCACCATTTTCTAAGGCTATAATAATAATATTTAAATCTGGATTAAACGCTAAAACAGGGAATTCTTCCCAAGAGATGTCCGCGTGATTTATTCTTGCCTGTATCATTTTCTTATATTTTTATTCGTTTGACAATATTACTTTATCTTGAAAAATAGTGAAATTAGACGCAATCCAACCTCTGCTATAATGTCCAATTTTATACGAATTGCTGTTTGAAAAACATACTGTTCCATGTAAATATTCTCCTACTTTAGTAGCAATTAAAATGAGAGTTTTATCTTTGTTTACAAATAGTGCAAATTCCCCATCTCTAAATTGTTCTATTATTTCTGCTTTCATAATAAATTATTTTTTATCTTTAAATTCGTTCCACCTTCTGGCTATTTCTTCTCCAAATTTTGACGCATCATCAAAAGTTTCTATAAAATCAACAAACAAATCATTGCTAAATAATTTTATCCTTGCTATTGGGATATTAATTCCGTCATCTGATTCTAAACACAAATCTATCCTTCCCCTATTTTTTGATGGGACGCAATTCATTCTTACTTTTTTTGTATCAAAACAGCCTTCTAAATAATCTATTTTTGGAGTAATTATCATGGTTATTCTTGTTTAGTATTCAACAAATCTTCAATTGCGTCTATATTAGCCAGTACATGGATATTTTCTCCGTTGTCAAGCCATATGGCGCTACCAGTCTTAGAGCATGTTATAACTCTTATCCTATCTATGTCAATTAGTACAGGGAAAATAGTTGTATTGGGACTTTTGTAATCATTATGCAAATAATGATTTAGTCTAATATACTTTTTCATACAATTTATTTTTAAATTCTACATAATAAGAAAATAGTTATCATAGATATTATTACAGCATAAGATAATAAGTATGTATATTTAATCTTTAAAAGTTTGAGTCTTTCTTCCAAATTAGCCACCCGTTTACTTAGTCCGATGCAATTCTTTTCAGTAATATTTTTATCCCTTAAACTTTTGGTGTATAGTCTCAAATTTTCGTCCATCCAATCTTTTATTTTTGGTTCAATATCATTTAATGCATTATAAATATCTTCTTTTTCTCCACCTCTGATAAATCCAATAGGAGCTGTGAAGTTTTTTGAATTGGGATATTCGTTAAACTCAATTCTTACAAGGACTCCATTTTCTTGCATAAAAATGCGTTCAGCTTCTTTTTTAATTTCTTCATCTGTCATTCTTGCTTTTTCTACCAGTTCGTCATAATCAAATCTATCTATTATGACTACATTTTCTATTTCTGCCATGTCTATTTATTTTTAAATTTTGCACAATACGGTCTAATTCCTACGGAACGGTATATTTTCAAGACATTGCAAAACACCATGAAGTCTTTTACTTCTCCCGCGTTTTTGCAATCTCTACAGTCGCACGATTTAGGGATTTCTTTCTTTTTCATTTAGTTCCCTGATTTTCTCACAATGTATTTTGTAGGCATAAGCGAACATTTTTAAAGTTATTTCATCAAAGTAAAAATCTCCTTGAAATCCCCCTTTGGTGACAACGCTAACTGCTAATCCATTATCTACAAAGTTGAGATGTATACTACTGTTATCTGTCCCTCTCATTGAGAGGATTTGAGTTTGGTCATATTCCATAATTCAGTCCTCCAAGTCAGGTATTGGCATCCATAAATCATTATCACTTATATGACAATAAAAATCGTCTCCGTCTTCTGTATCCCATACTTTATAATGGGCATTATAGACATTTAGGTTAGGCTCAAAATAGTATGCTTCAAGCCTTGTTAAAACTAATTCCCCATCTTCAGGGCGTTGTTCACTAATCCTAATCCAAGGTGACTTATTTTCTTTTGTTCCCATAACTCATATCTTTTTTATAGTTAAATATGCTTCTTTTACTTTATCATGATGTTCACTTAGATACTGGTTAAGCTTAACTCTTTCTCCAAATAGTTTAAGGAATTTTTCATAATCACCAACCCAATTATCTTTATTATAAGGCTCAAATAAGACTACAAATGGTAAATTTCTTCCAAAAAATATCGCCATAGCAGCATAAGCATCAAGCTTATTGTATGCTTCTATTTGATATTTATTAGACATTATACCGAAAGTAATTTTCATTTTATTCATATTTCTCAAAATTTATAGTTACATATTCCAATTTATGTTCGTTAATCCAGTCTTCAGTTTGTTTATAAGAGAATTTTATTACAGCATCAAATCCTTTTGCCTCTAAAAATTGTGTAACAGATATTGCGGACTTAATCAATTCTTCAGGATTGCCGGATTTCCCAGCATCGATAATTTTTAATTCTGCTTTTTTAATTCCACCTAAAAAATTCTTCATAGTCATTATATATAAGCTACAGCCATATTCCTATCTATAAAGAAATGTATCCCAGTCGAACATTCATTCCATCTGCATTTATCAAAGTCTTTTACTTCAACTGTTTCACCAACTTTGTATATAAAGTTTTTATCATAATTGGAACATATTCTTGTTATATCAGCTATACTTCCACTAATATTTTGTATTTCCAATACCTCCGCCTTTGAACATCTGCATTTTAGAGATGTGGAAGAACTTCTATATGCGTCCTCACATATTTTTAGTTTTATAATATATCCTCTGCATTTTTTCCACCCTATAAAACTCCCTTCAATTGGACATTGTGATGCCAAGAAAGATGTATATTCTGAATAATCAACGTCTCTCAAATCAGCACATCTCAAATTAGCGCCTCTCAAATTAGCGCCTCCCAAATCAGCTTCTCCCAAATCAGCGCCTCCCAAATAAACGCCTCCCAAATTAGCGTCTCTCAAATCAGCACATCTCAAATTAGCGTCTCTCAAATTAGCGCCTCTCAAATTAGCGCTTCTCAAATCAGCTTCTCCCAAATCAGCTTCTCCCAAATTAGCGTCTCCCAAATTAGCGTCTCCCAAATTAGCTTCTCCCAAATTAGCGCCTCTTAAATAAGCTCTTTCCAAATCAGCTCTTTCCAAATTAGCTTCTCCCAAATCAGCGTCTCTCAAATCAGCGCCTCTCAAATCAGCTCTTTCCAAATAAGCGCCTCTTAAATAAGCGCCTCTTAAATTAGCGCCTTTTAAATCAGCGCCTCTCAAATCAGCTCTTCCCAAATTAGCTCTTTTCAAATCAGCGCCTCTAAAATTAGCTTCTTCTAATGTATCTTTAATTGTGTTGTTCTCTTTCTCGAAAGAAAATAGCACATTTCCA